ATTTGAAGGGCCTCATAAAGAGACCCTTCAAATAAAAAATGCTTAAATATTAAGCAGATCCTTGTGATCCAAACATACCTCTAGGGTCAGACCAGCCGAAGCTGTATCTTTCTCTAGCTTTGTATCTAACGTTACCAGTATCAAAATCACCTTCCATAGCAGTTTTGATAGGTGCTCTTACGAACATCTTCATACCGTTTGGAACGTCAGTTTTGATAAAGAACGCATCTGTATCAGTTAAGAAATTGTTAACCACATAACCTTGTGGAACCATTCCCATTGATCTGATTGCGTTGATATCGTTATCCGCAGTTTGTGTTCTTCCTGCTGATTTCATTAATCTTTCCGCTGTGAATTGTAATTCTTTTGGAATGATTAATTTAACACCTTGAGCTGCAATTTTTAAACCACGCTCATCTGTGAACGCATTGATATCAATCAATGATTGTTCAAGAGAAGTTTCGTTTAAGTCAGCTTGTGTAGCAAGAGTATTGCTGAATGAACCAGCAATAGTTGGGTGAGCAGAGTTTATTAAAGAAACTCCATCGCCACCAACGTATGATGAACTAAATGCATTATTTAGTACATTTGCTGCAGTTACCTGCTTAGTGTTTGACATAGATCTTGCTAATGCTTTTGTATATCTAGACGCAAGTCTATCATACAAGTTGTCCTCGATCGCTTCTTCAGTGATCGCGAAAGCAAGAGCTATTGTGTTATGAGTATATCTAGCAGTAAAAGTTTCTTGAGCGTTGTCAAATACAACAGCTGAACCTTCTGGCTTGATTTCTGCGTTAGCGAAACCTGATAACATTACTTCCTCTTCGAAAGCTCTGTCTGAAGTTTCAGTATCGAAAATTTCAAGATGCTGATTCTCATATCTCTTATATTCCAGGCCGAATAGTGCATTCAATCCTGGCTCTAGTTCTTTAACTAGTTGTCCTCGTGATATAGCCATAATTTATCTCCTATTATATGCCTGTAAATTGTTTATAGAAATGATTGTTAACAATAGCAGTTACAACTACGTTAGTAGCGTAAGTAGTATCATTTAACTTTTCATTATTGAAGCCTTTTGCAACTCCAATGACACGTAATTGAGCACCAGTCGAAACTGCTAATTGCGATGTGTTAATTTCTACTTTAGAAACATAGTTAGCTGAAGAACCAGCTGTATATACTATATTTCCATTTAAGAAAATATCCGCAATTGGAAGAGTCGAACTAGCTTGAACTTCGTATCTCTCATAAGGATCATCCGTCACGAAACCAACAATGTCAGAAGCTGTGTTAGAAGCTGCTAAATTGTTTGCCCATGTCGGCTTTTTTGTTGTTTGGTTAGTATAGAATACTCCATTTAATGAACCTAACAATTGATCACTAGCACTTGCCACCGTAATGTATCCAGTTGCCGCTGCTGTTACTGGGTCATTTTGATAGATAGCTGATGAGCTAGCTGCAATATTATATTCACTTAAACCTTGAGCATCTCTATTCTGTCCAACTTTGCCGATCGGTAATAAACCGAAGGCTGCGTCTGCGTTAGCCATAGTTTTTTCCTTGTTTAAGTTTATTTAATCGTTGGTATTACCAAAAAATTATTTTTTGTTGGTACCACCGAAAGTTACACGAGTCTGCCTCTCACTATTGATTGGCATACTTGGGTGCTGATCCTTGTAGACGTCGTTATTAATAGCGTCTTCTCGTTCCTTAGTTCTTTTTGCAAAGTACTCGTCACGAGCTTTAGCGAGTTCTACCGGTATCCTTGCCAGCGCAAGGCCGCCATGTCCAATTACACCTGCGTATTTACCTTCTTGAATTGTTGAGTAAGTTTCTCCTGGATATTCATCAGCTCTCACTAATTCAAATCCTGATCTTAACTTATTCGAAACATTTTTAGAGTCATCTTGACCTAAAATTTCAAGTCTTATCCAACGGTGTTTAAATCCGTCTTTTGGGCGCGGTGCATCCAAACTTGATGGTGGAGTCCAAGTCGTAGGTCTTTTTACAGAGTCTCTTGACTGGCTCGCACGCGGGGTCTTCATTTTATCGTTTTCCATATGCCTATACCTCCTTCGTGATATTTAATTGTTTCGCATATTCTTCCAATGGCACTCCTAATTTTTTAGCGATAGCAACTTGAGAAGGGGTGAGTCTCACAGTTTTGCGACCTGGTTTAACACTTCGCTTCGCTGAAGCTACTACTTGTGTCGGTTTAGTCGATTCCGTAGTTGCATTATTAGCAAATTTATGGGGAAACTCAAGTCTTATTCTTTTATCAATTTCCGCATAATATTCGTCGGTTGCAGGGTCAAAACCCTCTTCATCCACTATCTTTTTATGGATATCAAAAGCCGTATAAGTCATAGCTGAATCAGTACCAAACCACTTATTTTTAGCTCCCCAAGCTTCTGCTTTAGGATCTGCTCTTAAAGTTGGTTCAATTGTTCTGCTAAGATTTATATCTGATTTTGGAGCTTCTTTTGGCATTATCTCTAATGCTGCTTTTGCTTCCATCAATCTAGCTTCTTCATATCCAAGTCTAGCGATGTCTCTTTGTGCATCGATTTCAGCATTTAGATCTTGATTGTTTCTTGCATCTGAAAGTTTAGCACGTGCTGCTAATAATCCTGCTGCAATCCTCGCCTCTCGATCCTTGACGCTTGCTCCTTCTAATGCAGAATATTTTTTAAGTGTTGCTTCTTTTTCAATCTTAACTGCTTCTGCATATTTTAAAGCATCTTCTCTTTGACGTTCTGCTTCTCTCCACTTTTTAGTAAGTTTAGCAATTCGTCTTTGCACATCTTTACTATAATCTTCTAATTCGTCTTTCTTTGTTTCTGTCTTCTCGTCGCTCGCATCTTGTGGCGAGGGGCTAGCGGCTTGTGACTCGGTTGCCACTTTTGCATCACTAGGCTTCTCAGCTTTTGGAGCTGCTTCTTGTTCAACAGTTTCAATTACCTCTGATTCAGGTTTAGATGTATCTTCTAACTCAACATCAACCTCTGGTCCAGATGTATCTATGTCAACTGTCTTTGCGTTTTTGTCTTCTGGCATAGTTTCCTCCTATGTTTATATATAGTGAAGTACAGATTCAGGATCAGGAATAGTTCCTAATACTTCATCATCGTTTAATATACGAACTTCACCGCCCTCGATTGGTAATCGTGATCCCGCGTAGCGCGCGAAAATAACCCAATCGCCTTTTTTGCACCACGGGCCTGTCGGATATTTTTCTTTATCGTAATAGGCTAATGGTCCAATCTTTAAAACGTAACCGCAATTAGTTGCGATTCGTAATCTGTCTAAAGATTCTTGTGATATGATAATTCCACCAGATGTTTTTTCTTTTGGTGTAAATGGTAATACTAATAGTCGCCAACCACTAGGTGTTGGTAATTCATCAACTACAGATTTTATATTTTCTGGATTTAATGGTTCAGCTTTTGCTTCTTCTTTATACTTTTCTTCAAGACCTAGGTTTATCTTTGGAATTTCCTTTTCCGAGGTCGATAACGTTTCCTTTTTCATCATTTTGCTCCTTCTTATTTAGCAGGTTAGAGATTTCCTGAATTACTGTTTGGTAGGCATTTGCCTGTCCTTGCATATACTTGTATTTTTCCATACTGTCAACCGTTCCAGATATCATAGCATCACCAATGTTTTGGTAAGAATCTTTGATAAATTTTTGCAGTTTAGTTATAAATGTTATAGCGTCCATAGCTTTCTCCTGTTGGTTATATTAACAGTTCCACTTACGTAGAGACTTATTAATTCTTGAATTTGGGTCGTTTGCAGTTTTTGCAGAGGTTAATCTTTTTTTCATGCCAGACATTCTAGCACAAAAAGACTTTCTTCTATTAGCAGCTTTTGAACCTTTTTTTAATTTAGAAGGTTTTGTTGTAACTGCCATTGATAATTTTGATCCTGGATTTGCAGCTCTATAAGATGCAATACCTTTTCTATTTAATCCGCCAGATGGATTTTTACCTTCTTTACGTTGCCATGCTGGAGTTCTACCACCAGATGCCATCATTGCTCTACCTTGTCCTCTTAATGCAATATCACCCATTATTTTTTCCTTTTCTTTTTACCAACAGCTAC